CTCCTTCGAGCCGGCATGCAAGAAACATCCCACCTCAGGATCGTCTAGGTGGACGTAACACTCGCGCCCGTAGTCGTAGGAGACTGGCCGTCCACAGTCGGCGCACGGCTCGACAGCGTTACCGCAATCGATGCACAACGCACCACCGTCGACCTCGGCCACCTCGCCGTACTGCTCGAACCGGCCCGTATCCTCCGTGCCGCAACGGACACAACCGACGACCTCGACATCGGACACCGCCCACGCCGTGGCCGGCTCCGCATCATCCACCGCCAACCCTCCGAACCGGCTCAGGATCACGCGCCGTACCGTGAACGTCCGCCCGTGGTGCGGACCCTCACGCGTGATCGTCACGCGCCGACCCGCCAACGGATGGACCCACCCGCCACTCATGCCGACACCCCCGAGGTACGCGCCCACGTCACAGTCATACCGTCAACCAACGGGCACACGTCGTCCGCTAGCACGTCGCCCATTATCCGCGTGCACCCCACCACCTCGTCACGCGTCCACGACGCCGGCAGTGCCACCTCGTAGGTCACCTCGTAGGTAACCATGCCGGCTACCACTGGAAATCCTGCGCGTACGCGCCTGCCGCTACCAACGCGGGATCCTCGAGGTAAGCGACCTGCCACCGCCCGAGGGTAAACGTGCCGTCCTCCCGCACGCGCTTAACCGCGACCGCCTCGAGACCCCACCGCCGTATCTCGCACACGCGCACAGTCTTCGGCGTCACAGAATGCACAACGAACCGCCGCGTCTGCCCGTAGAACTGAGTCGAACGCATAACGTCACCTATGCATAGGTGCGCCGTGGTCCTCTCCGTAGTTGGTACTGCCATAACTGTCCCTACCCTTCCGACGCGCTAGGCGTCGCTCGATAGCCGGCGACGTTCGCCGGCCACAATCCAACGCGCCGCCAACGGCAACGCGAAGAGAACCAATAGGCAACCGGCGACCACGCCGGCCACCGCGCCGCAACCCATAGGAACGGCGGCTAGGCCGTCGCTAACGGCGTTCCCGAGTAGGCCGGCGACTACCGCCGACATTGCCGGCGACGACCACCTACGCGGTAGCCACACACGATCTAGGCCAACGCCCGCGGCCATGCATGCCAATAGGACGCCGTTATCGATTAGGCCGAAAATGATCATGATCCGACCGCCCTAACGAATCCCGAACGATCCCCAATCGCGGCACCCTTAGCGCGTAATCCGACGATAACGCCGACCTCGTCGGACCACCGCGAGTCGGATAGGTCGCCGTCAACTACGCGCACGCCGGCATAGGTCGCCGGCAATGCGTGACCGCGGGTCGTGTCGAATACCACCGCGACGTTCGTCCCATAGGTGCCGGCCAGTGCCGCTAGATCCGAGTCGGCGTGACGTTCGTTCGCCGACATAGTTAGGTGATAGTTGGCCGGTACGCGCCGGCCGGTCCTCTTCGTGTAATCGTAAAAACGATTACCTGGCAAATCAAAAAGCTCGGGCGCTATCCGCGGCCAGTCGAGATCGCTAAGCACGTTCAAGCGGACCGGCACCAGTGGACCGGTCCGCCGACCTAGTGAGTCGACCGGCCGGCGCCGTTGCGTGCGCCGTAGCTCGTCGGCTAGCGCCCGAACGAATAGCGCCGGCACCGCGGCCAATAGGGCGACCTTCCAACGTCGCCCATCCTGCACAGACTCGAGACCACCCTTCCCGCTAGTGGCTAGACATACCGCCCGACATCCCGCCGACGATGCGCGGCACACGTTCCAACCGGCGGTAGACGCCGGCGATAGGGACAGTCCGTAGGCATTACTCTTATCTAGTTTCACGTTCCCGTCGGGCGCCGTTAGGAGATCCGCGGTCCGTGCATTAAATCCCACCGCGACGCGTTCCCTAATCATCGCCGAACGAAACGCCGCCCGATCCTCCCCCACTAGCGGATCAATCGGGTAGCCGCCGGCCGGCATGCCGGCCAATAGGTGCCGCTCGAGGTCGGGGGCACGCTCGAGACCACTGCCGCGGGTCATCGCCGGTACCTATCGGCGTTAGCGGGATGGTCGGCGGTACGGCGACGCTCGGCGCCGGCGACTACATCGCCGGCGTCACGCATCGCGGCCAGTTTTGCGTGTCCACCATCGCCGGTGCAGTCGGCGCATACTGCACCATCCCATCCCGTGCCGTCCGCGAGCATCTCGCGGTGATCCGTGTCCAGCGTCATCTCGTCGCCGCATATGTTGCACGGCACCCGCTCGAATACCGGCAACGCCCGACCTTGCAACAACGCCGCCGCCGCGACATCCATCAGTGTCGGACCCTCGTCATTAGGTCCGCGGTCCGCATTGCATATCGTCCCGCCAATACCCGCGGACTCGACATCGCCGCCGCAATACTCGCACCTAGTCCTACTCATGATCTACCTACCCTTTCGGCCGGCACGGTGCCGGCATCCAAGGACCACCCTACACGAAGAATCCGCCGCGTGTCGACATACCGTCAACATGCGACCGAATAGGCCCACACGATGCCGAGCTGGGGGGCTGGGATCCGCCGTTGGGTTACGCGTCGCCGGCGCCCGTTCGGCGCCCGTCACGGCGCCGGCGTGACGTTATGCAGGATTGCAACGGCCACCAGGTGCGGTAGGGGAGGGCTTTTCCTGAGCTTTGGCACGGATTCTGACCCATTCGGACGCTATCGGTCGGCGCCGTTCGATTGAATGCATAAAGCACGAATATGCAGGATCGATAGGGGAGGGGAGCGCATGACCCCCGCCATTCCGCGGAATCCTTGTGCTGATAATGTCCGTTATCATGACAACCGAGCAGGATCAGCAGCGGCAAGCCTCGAGCCTCGCAGGCGCAGGCGTGTGCGGGCCAGGCGAGCGAGCGAGCGCACGTCCGCCCGACCGACCCCCCGAGGGGGGTGGGGGGGTTCGTGTTCCTATATGTATAGATAACTATCCAGAGTGCGTGCTCATCCTGGAAGTCGTTGACGTAGGGTCAACTTTCCTGCACATGTTTGCGACCTGTAGGCAGTCTGCGTTTTGTAAAGACATCTGATGACACCCCGCCGGTGTCGGGGTGTCTATCTGATATCTGATGCCCCCCCCAGTGACTATGTCGTGCTGTCCCACATGGGACGTGTCGGGTTTGTAGTGGAGGTGTTGACATGCCGCAAAACGCTGGTGGTCGTGGTTGGTTGGTTGGTGCGTCTGGGGAGCGTGAGATGCCTGATCTTTGGGCGGAGTTGTTGGAGTGGTTGCTGCTTGGTCCTGAGCGGAGTCCGCGCACTCAGAAGGAGTGGGCGGCGGGTCGCGATATTCATGTTGATTCGTTGCGGCGCATTAAGCGTGACCCTCGGTTTGTGAAGGAGTGGGATCGTCGGTGCGCTGAGTTGAATATTCATCCTGAGCGGACTCAGTCTGTGATTGATTCGTTGTTTCGTCAGGCGGCTGATGGGGATGTGAAGGCTGCTTCTTTGTATTTGCAGTACATCGATAAGTTCACGCCGAAGCGGCGTGTCGTTGTTGATGATGAGCGTGCTGCTTCTGGTTTGTCGGATTTGGAGCTGGCTGACGAGTTGGAGGCCCTGGTCGTTGAGTTTCGTGATGCTGGTTCGGAGGTTGAGGTGGATCTTGTTGAGGGTTGATCGTCGGAGGCGGATGCGTTTGTTGCGGGTCGAGCGGTCTGCGGAGCGTGCTAAGGTGCGTCGTGAGGTGTTTGCGATGCATGCGAAGGGGTTGAGGTGTCATGTCGGGTCGTGTTGCGTGGAGGGGTTGTGAGCCTGCGTCCAGGTGATGAGCTTCTTGAGTGGCGTGAGGAGGCGTTTGGTGAGCGCCCTGTTTTGGGTCCGTGGGGTGATCCGTTTCATGGCCCTGAGTCTGATGAACCGTTGGAGTGCGGCATTGAGAACCCTGAGGTGTGCGACTCGTGCCAGTGAAGTGGTCGGTGTCGGCGTTCGTGACGATAATGTTTTTGTCTATAGCGTTCACGGTTTGGGGTTTGGGTCGTCTGTTACAGTCGTTGTTCGATTAGATGACTGACGTTTGTTGGCAGTACAAGAAGGGTTCTCCGCGTCGCGGCGTGCATGCGTGGCGTGAATGGGAGTCTTACACGGTTCCTTCGAGGTGGCAGTGGGAAGAGTGCCGTCATTGCGGCGAGATGCGTAATGTCTCGCCTGGGTGAGCTTCGCCAGGAGGCGGAGTGGCGGAAGTGTGTTCGTAGTGAAAAGTATTTCCTTGAGCATTACTGGTATATAGCGCATCCTGCTGAGGGACGCATTTTGTTCAAGTTGCGGTCTGCTCAGGCGGAGGCTTTGGAGCAGTGGGCTGCGAACAGGTATTCGTTGTCGTTGAAGGCCCGTCAGATTGGGTGGACGACTTTGGTTGCCGCCCACCAGTTTTGGTTGGCGTTCTTTACACCTGATCAGAACATTATTGATTTGTCTCGCACTGAGCGTGAATCAGTGTTGTTGTTGCGTAAGTCTAAGTACGGGTTTTCCCACATGCCGAAATGGATGGTGGAGCGTGGCCCGAAGCAACTGATTGAGCATCAACAGAAAATGGGGTTCGCTAATGGTAGCCAGATTACTTCAATGCCTTCAGCATCCGATCCTGCTCGAGGAGAGTCAGCTACGCTAGTTATCGTTGATGAGTGGGCGTTCCTTCCGAACGCTGAGGAAGCGTGGGCGTCTATAGAACCTGTCGCTGATGTTGGTGGACGCATCATTGGTTTGTCTACCGCTAACGGGTCAGGCAACTTTTTTCACGAACTGTGGGTAGGTGCGACGACTGGTGCCAACAAGTTTGAATCAATGTTTTTTCCTTGGTCAGCGACTGAGGATCGTGGAGCAGCCTGGTATGAGGAGAAGAAGAGTTCGATGCTGCCTTGGCAGCTCGCCCAGGAGTATCCGACGACACCTGAGGAAGCATTCGTTAAGTCAGGTAACCCTGTGTTTGATTTAGATTTGTTGGAAGAAATGAAACGCCATGTCCGGTTTGGCGAGTCGGGGTATTTGCATAAGGTTTCGGCCAGGTCTGTGGAGTTCAGGTCGTGAGTCTTGAAATATGGGTTCGTCCGCATGCCCAGCATGGTTATGTGATGGGGGTGGATACTGCGGAGGGCTTGGGTCATGGCGATTATTCGTGTGCCCATGTTTTGGATTTGAACACGGGGGAGCTGGTAGCGTCGTGGCATGGTCATATTCCGCCTGATGCGTTGGCTGATGAAGTGTTGTCTTTGGGGCTTTGGTATCGTGATGCTCTTTGCTGTGTTGAGGCCAATAATCATGGGTTGACGACGATCACTGTGTTGCGTCAGTTGGGGTACCCGAATCTGTTTCGCCGGCGGTCGTTGAATCAGGCCACGTCGAAGGTGTCGCAGGAGTTTGGGTGGAAGACGACTCGTACAACGAAACCTTTGATGATTGATGATTTGGGGCAGGCGTTGCGGAACAACGAGTTGACGATTTATGACCGTCACACGATTGCGGAGTTGCGGACTTTTGTCCGCAATGAGCGGGGGTCGATGTCTGGGTCTCCTTACGATGATCGTGTGATTGCTTTGGCTTTGGCGAATCAGATGCGTAAGTATGCTTATGCCCCCGAGTATGTGCAGAAGGTTGATGATTACTGGACTGTGGACTGGTTTGCCCGTTTGGCTACTCAGACTGACGCTGTGGGTGATGATTTGAGGATCGGTGGTTCCACTACCCGTGGGACACCGTATTTGTCTAAGTAGGGATCAATACGAGGAGTATCAGATGGCAAGGTTTGTTTCGCACACTTCAGCGTCGCAGACGGTTGATGGGCCGAAGGGTCAGAACAACAAGATGGAACGCGGCGGTTCTGTCGTGGCGAACCCGATTTGGGAGCCGGCGCAGCCGAACTCGCCGAAGCAGCGGTTCGACAGCCCCAAGTACGCCAACCAGACTGGCGGCTATGGTGAGACTGGTGTGCGTGACACTCCAGTCAACCAGCATGGCATTACGGGCAATGTTGAGCCTGCGAAGCCGCAGCCTGGTCTCGGTGGGCACAACGCAGCTCCGCATACTAAGCGTCCGTAACTGTGGCGGTTCTGCCACATGATGCCACGTTTGATGATTTCGTTTCATATACGGAATCTCTTCGGGGGCCTTTGGAACCTGTGGTTCTCGAAGGGCTTTGGGAGTGGCGTCAGAAGCTTTTAGGGATCCGTATTGACACGGGTCGTGGTTTCCGTTCTCAGATGCCTCCTGATGAGCAGCATTTGACCCGTGAGCAGCGTGGTCGTAAAGCTGAGCAGGAAGCGAAAGCTAATGGACGCAACGTTGAACGTCTGCCTGAAAAGACGTATTTCTGATGGCTCGTAAGACCCGTACCGAGATTTTGGAGAAGAATCGGCAACGCATTGATCGTGCGCGTCGTTGGCGCGACCAGGAGGGTCTTGATTCTACTTGGCGGCGTTTGAACGATTTGTACCGTGGCCGGCATTGGCCGCAGACTACTTCAGCGAATCGTGATTTGATTGCTGTGAATCTGTCGTTTTCGACAGTGAATGTGATTGCACCGTCAGTTTCGGTGAATCATCCCAAGATTGTTGTTTCAGCGAACGAATCCGAGAATGGGGACAGGGCTGCGTTCGTTGAGGCTGTCGTGAATCACATGTGGCGGCATCACGATTTCCGTACTCCGTTCCGTCGGGCTGTGAAAGATTTCCTCATTTTTGGTCACGGGTGGATCAAGGTGGGTTGGAAGTTCGTTGAGCAGGAAATGTCGCTGTCGGACGCTGAGCAGCAGGAAATGCTTGATCAGGCTATTTCTGAGGTTGATGCGTTTGCTGCTGAGGCACCGGCTTTCGCTGGTGGTCTCCCCACTGATGACGAAATGGCTGCCAACGTCCCACAGACAGCGATGATGGTTGTTGAGGATCAGCCGTTCGTGGAGCGGGTGTCACCGTTTGACATCTATGTCGATCCTGAGGCGACCTGCATGGATGACCTCACCTGGATTGCCCAGAAGATTGTTCGCCCTCTTGAGGAGGCGCAGAACGATAAGCGGTACAAGCCGTCGGTGAGGAAGAAGTTGACTGCGGATGGTGGGGTCAACCCCATGTATGCCGCCCAGTTTCTTGACAACAGGGAATACTTGTTTGATGAGGAACGGGTAACGATCTGGGAGTATTACGACATTCGGTCGAACACGATGTCGGTGTGGGGGGAAACAACCGACGAGTTCCTTGTTGATCCGATGCCGATGCCGTATGCGTATGGGCAACCATTCGTGATGATCCGCAACTATGACGTTCCCGATTTCTTCTACCCGATAGGTGATTTGGAAGCTATCGAGTCGTTGCAGCTTGAACTTGATAAGACTCGTTCACAGTTGATGAACGACCGTAAACGGTATGCCCGCAAGTATCTGTTCCATGAGCGTTCGTTTGGACCTGAGGGCCGTGAAGCTCTCGAGTCTGACGAGGATGGCCGCATGGTTCCTGTGGTCGATGAGAACAAGCCGTTGTCGGATGTCATTATCCCGATGCCGCAGGTACCGCTTTCGCCTGAGATTTATGCTTACAGCGAGATTATTGAAACGGACATCAACACGGTGTCGGGCATCTCGGAGTACGCCAGGGGTGCGATGCCTGAGATTCGTCGCACAGCGACGGAGGCGTCGATTATTGCTGACGCCCAGAATGCTAGGGCGTCGGACAAGCTCGCTATTGTGGAGTTGTCAATAGGTTTGATTGGCCGGCGGGTCATCCAGTTGTTGCAGCAGTTCATGACTGGCGAGTTGACGGCCCGTGTGCCGAATGCACCAGCGGACCTGTTTGTGCCGTTTAGTCGTGAAGACATTGTAGGTGAGTACGATTTTAGTGTTGAGGCGGGTTCAACGCAGCCGTTGAACGACACGATCCGTAAGCAGCAGGCTGTGTCGCTGCTGAACGCTATGGGTCCGCTTGTAGGCAGCGTTATTGACCCGACAGCGTTGGCTGTTCACGTTCTCAAAACTGGTTTCGATATTAAGGATCCTGAACGGTTCCTGATGCAAACCCAGGCTGGACCGCAGACGGGTGGCCCTGAAGGCCCACCAGTCGCTCCCCCTGGCGCTGATCAGGGACTAACCAGGGCGCCGGCACCCCCCATGCCGCCCCCTGGGGCACCGCTGGAAGGAGCTTTCGCTCCCACTGGCGGGGTTCCTCCCGAGTTGCTAGCGCAACTACAAAGCCAGATGGGTCTTGAACTACCTGCGCTGTAACCCCACGGGATGGGACAGCACGATTTGTGTTATAGGAGCAACCATATTGGACTCCCCTAGAAGGGACAGACAGTGCCCGAAGAAAACATGGAAACAACGGAATCCGTTTCGGCGGACATCCCAGAAGTTTCATCAGAAGCAACGACAGAGCCTGGTGATGCCTACACCGTCAAGATAGATGGTGCAGAGTCGCAGGTCAGCCTGTCGGAACTTCAAGACGGTTACCAGCGCCAAGCGGATTACACCCGCAAGACGCAGGAACTGGCAGAAGAACGTCAGCGTTTACAACAGGCTGAAGCGATTGCTTCGGCTTTGGAATCCGATCCAGCAGGCACCATTGCGGCGCTTTCGTCGGCTTTCGGCGTAACGGACACCCTACCGGCCACTGAACCGAACTATTCGGACGGTGTCGAGGAGGATCCTACGACGAAGCGGCTAGCGCACCTTGAAGCCCAGATGGAACGGCAGGCGCAGGCAAACAGACAACAGGCTTTAGAGCGCGAAGTTTCTGGCCTCAAAAAGAAGTACGGCGATTTTGATACGTCGGAGCTGTTTCGGCATGCTTTGACGAATCGGATTCCCAACCTGGATGCTGCTTTCACGCACATGAAGTACGGGGAAGTGGCTGGCACGGCTGAGAAGCTCCAAAAGGACCAAGAGATCACCGACGCTAAACGTGGCGCCATGAAAGTGGCGAGCGGTGGCGGCACCCAGTCGGGTGCTGTCGTGTCGGAGGGTTCTGAGGGGAAACCGTCTTCGTTGAGGGAAGCCTTCGCTCTCGCTAAAAAACAACTCGGCACCTAAACCTTTAAGGGGGTTTTATCATGGCAGCAGGAAACGCTAACTTTGACGAGATTCTCTCTACCACGCTTAAGAACTACATCCCGAAGCTGACAGACAACATCTTCAGCGCACGGCCGTTGTTCTACGCTTTGACGAATGGTCAGACCATTCGTCGGATCAGTGGTGGAGCGAACATCGTCGTTCCGATTATTTACGGGACAAACTCAACCGCTGGTTCATACAGTGGAACCGACACTATTGACATTACTGCTCAGACAGGCATTTCGGCCGCTGAGTGGTCTTGGAAGCAGTACGCGGCCACTGTAACAATCAACGGCATCGAGGAAGCCAAGAACAACGGTGAAGCACAGATCATTGATCTGCTGGAAGGCAAGATTTTCCAGACGCAGGAAACCATTATCGAGAACATGAACACCATGTTGTTCGGTAACGGTACTGGCAACGGTGGCAAGGACTGGATGGGCCTCGCGGCTCTGGTCGGTCTAGGCAACGATGCTGGTGGTTCGTCACTCGGCGGCATTGATGCCACCGATGCGGACAACTCCTGGTGGCGTTCACAGGTGACCAATCAGGGTGCTGCGGCACTCACGGTCGCCTCGATGGCAACCTTGTACAACAACTGTTCGGTTGGTAACGATCAGCCGACAATCATCATCACGGGCCAGGCCCAGTACGAAGCCTACGAGGCTTTGCTGGACCAGAACATCCGTTACACGGATACTGACATGGCTGACGGTGGCTTCCAGAACCTTCTGTTCAAGGGCGCACCCGTAACCTTCGATGGTGTTCTCGCTGGTGAAGGCAAGCTTTACATGCTTAACACCAAGTACCTCCAGTTGGTGGCCCATAGCGATGTCTGGTTCAAGCCGACACCGTTCGTGCGCCCAACCAACCAGGATGCGGTATTCTCGCAGCTGCTCTGCTACGGCGAGCTGACTACAAGCAACCGTGCCCGCCAGGGCTACATGTACGGCATCCTGCCGGCCTAGTAGTATGGGACGAGAGTTCGCTTACGCTTACAAGTCGGGTGCCCGTGCATACGGGGAACCGGCTGGCGACCATTTTCGGGATTCTTCTCCACGGCCTCAAACCGTTGGATTGTCACGAAGTATCGCTCGGGTGAACCCGATGAGTAGCGGACCTGTCGTCCCAGAACCTGTCAAGTGCAGTTCTCTGACCCGTGATGGGGCGCCCTGCAAGGGGCGTCCTATCACAGGCAGCGAGCTGTGCGTCTTTCATCAGCCTAAGGAGTAGGCGTGGACATTTCGACCATGCGGTCGTATGTCCGCTCGGTGGTGGACATTGATACATCGGATATTTCCGACGATGTAATGAATCGTTTTCTCGGCGAAGCTTACGATGTGATTGTCTATTCGGAGAAGCGGTGGCCTTTCTTCGAGGCCACGACTTCGTTTGAAACCGTGGGGG